GCCGCCCTGATTAGTTTAATGTCAGGTAGCTTGCCGTTAAGTTTAGGCTTGATGATGTCACGCCACAGCCAATTCATTGTGTAAGGTGACGTCGTGAGCAGCGTTCTAGCACCCTTTGAGGCAATACGGGCTCTAATGTTTTCCCAAAAATAAAGAGTGTATTTGCCAGCCTCATCGCCCCAATAAGCTCTGACGTTTGGAATGCCCACGATTGAATCGGGATCGGTATTTGTTCGCATAAACACAGTGCCGCCTGAGTGAATTTTAAAACACGCCTCGCTTTTTATGTATTCGCCAAAGCCCCGCATGGAATCTAAGAAATAAGGGAGCATAGATTGTTGCATGATTTTATAGCTTGGGGCCGTCATGAGAAAATTATCTTTAGGATCGGTAAACGTGTGGGTTTGAATCTTCATCCAAAGAGCGCCCGCTTGAGATTTTCCAAACTGCGTGCCCGTTACCGCAATCGTGTCTTTGACATCGCTAAAGATAATGTCTTCTTGCTTTTGCGAATGCGGCGTTATTGAGTTGGCTTCATCGCTCACTTGATGCGCTTCTCACATATTTTAAAGTATTCGGCGTCTCGCTCAATGCCGATGAAATCAAATGATTCTTGTTTTGCAGCCACACCCGTTGATCCTGATCCCATAAATGGGTCAAGCACTATGCCATTGGTGGGTGTGATTAAACGGCAAAGATAGCGCATGAGTTTTATGGGCTTAACTGTCGGATGAAAATTTTGATTCTCAATTGGCTTATTAGGTTTGCCCGTTGCGTTTGCATAGCCGCCTTCGTCGAGAAATGATGGCTGCCCTTCAATGCGCTTCTTTGGCAACCCCTCGCAACCCTCATTGCGTTCACTCTTTGAAGCCTTGGCGCAATAAAAAAATCGAGATGGCTCCCCAAGCAAAGCCCCCGCTTCTTCATCGAGTATTAAATTTGCGGGGAAGCGGCCTATAGGTTGCTTAAATTCATCGGGCAATCTTTTTAGGCCAAGGTCATAGAGGCCCGTTACTTCGCCCTTTGAGTACGCGCCGCCATTCAAATTATCATTCGTCTCCACGCGACACCCATCAATATTTATTCCCCCAGTTCCCCACTTCAGCACGTTTTTAGCGACTGTTTTCTCGCTCAAAGGTTTTCTAGCGAGCGTCCAGAATTCACATGCGGGCTTTAGAGCGGTGCCCCATCCTTGCCAAGCCGCCGAAGCCGCCGAAGCCGCCGAAGTTAGTTTATGCGCAATTTGTGGCCTAGATTCAGAAGCTCCATGAAAATTTCCACCGCGTTTATCGGAGCGCATTACTTCTCCGTGCTCAGGTCGCTCATCACCGTTAGCTTTATCAATCGCCTTTGAAACATCAAGCGACTTAGGAAAGCCCGACCCATAAAGCCAAGTGATTACATCGCGCACTTCAAACCCTGCGTCCTCGATATTCACCGCCATGCGGTGCTGCGTGCGCGTGCCACAAGCAATTAGCGCGTGACCGCCATGCTTTAAAACTCTTAGGCACTCTTTGAATATCTCAACGCTCGGCACGTCGTAATCCCATTTTTTGCCCATGAATGACAAGCCATACGGTGGATCTGTCACGATAGCGTCAACGGAATTATCTGGAAGTTGTTTCAATTTTTCTAAGCAATCGCCTAAAATGAGTTTCATCTAAAAACCTTGGGGATGTTTTTTAAATTGGGTCTTTAAATTGAATTGCGGAGCGTGGAATTTAACCACGTCTTCTTTTTAGCCTAGGCAGCGTGCTCGGTGAGTAGCTATCTCACCTCTTCATTGCACCACTCCGCAAATTGTTAAACTTTCCAAAGTGGAATAGTTAAAAATAACTGTAAACCTGAAATATAAAATACAAAGCAAAAACAATTCCATTTTTGAGGGTCATCGTATCTTTTTTGGTACTTATTTTGGCTGATATTAAAGCCAGCTCCGATACTAAAACCAAGCCAGTGGATTTGAAAGATTTCTAAATCATTTCCCATCACGCCAAATCCTCAATCCAAATGCCAGCGCCATGAGCAATGCGCACCATAGCCGTTTTACCTTGCAGCTTGTTAACCATGAACGGGTGGCAAGCACGGGTGTCATCAATGAGTGAGCGATAGATGCCAAAGTTTAAATCCTCAACAAGCTTTTCTCCCTTTTCAATATCTTTGATGGCAATGATCCGGCGCTTATGACGGAGCACCATGCCCTTTTCTTCAACGGTAGGGCCGCCCGCGCCTAAGCCCGTCACGCAATGGCAGCGATCAACCATAGCCTTGAATTCACCGGTAGAGAGTGAATGCGGGCTGTCAGGTGAGTTGGCGCCTACAAAGTTCACATGCTTTTCAATGACAACGGCTCCGGCCTCAACTGCGCTGTTTGGGATCTCAAGAACGTCAATTGAGTGATCAGAATAGCCCACGGGCATTTTAAAGAAATTCTCAAGAAATGAAATCTCGCGCAAATCAATCATCTTAGCCGGATAACTTGCTACGCAATACATGAGCACAAGCGGAACATTTGCCAGAATATCAAGCGCGTTTCTAATGTCGTTTAGTGATTGAGAGCCCATGCTGACAAATGTTGGTTTATTCATCACCTTAAGCTTTCCAAGCATTCTGAGATGGCACATCTCGCTTGACGCCAGCTTGTGAATGTTAACGAAGGGGTCAACCGCCTCAAGCAATTCGGGCGAGAATGCTGAGCACATGAACTCTATTTTACAGGCTTGCGCTTTATCTTTGAGCTTAGGCAGCCATTCAAGCGGCAGCTCGCCTGGCATCTCAGGGCCGTCAACGCCATAGAGCGCCTTGTGATTGTAGGCTTGGAACTTAACCGCATCGGCTCCACAGTTCTTTGCCAGCACAATGGAATTTCGGCAGTCTTCAAAGGATGAAAAGTTAGAGCCGACTTCCGCAATAATGAACGGCTTTTTCTTGAGGATCTTGTCTAGCGTCATGCCCTCATGATGATTTTTAAGGAGTGCTTATGCAAATTTTAAAAGGTGCAATTTGTTGCAATTACTTTAGTCTAACTATTTTCTTAGGCTTTGAGCTAACTCTCACCGCATGAGCTTCCTTGTGTGTACGGTAACGCCCTGTAGCCTTTAAATGCTTGGCCACAGTGAAATAACTTGTCTTCATCACTCTTGAGATCGTAGGCGCTCCATGACCTTCATCAAACATCTCTTCTATTTTCTGCTTAATTTCGGGTGTCATTTAATCGCCTTTCGGTATGCTTCGAGAGCTTCACTGTATAACTGGCAAATGTCACATACTTTATATTCCATTGTGTGACACGATAAATGCCTACTCTGAAGTTTCTCCAACGCCGAAGCCATCATCTTCAGCATCTCTCGCAGCTTGGTATTTTCGGATTCTAGCTCTCCATGCGCATCATTGTAACCTTTTCGGTATTCTTTATGGCAAGCATATCCTTTCCAGTTTCTTTCAAAAGCATCACTCATCCTAACAACTCCTTTGATTTGGCGAGAGCTTCGTCAACTATACAAGTAATCTGCGAATGGCTTACCCAATATTCTTCTTCGTCGTCGTCCGTAGTCGTCTTCACAGAATCATCGTCAATTGTGGTTGCACAATCCTCCAAAGCCTTTTGCTGCAACTCTATAACTTCCAAAAGCTTTCGGACTTGTGTCGGAGAGAAATAAGATAGAAAATCAAAATCACATTGCTGTATTTCATCACAGACTCTTATTCCTTCACCATTTTCTACATCAAATCTTGGCTCATTTTCATTCAAATGAGTAACATGATAAGGCGGCTGAGTAGCCGCATCACATATTTTCCTTAGGTCAGTTATAGAGGTCATTTGTTCATCCTTTCTTTGGCCCATTTAGCGCCCTGTAAAAAGCCGACATGATGGCCGCCTTCCATTGTGAAACCACGCGCACTAGCAGCGCGTACTATTTCATCCTCCGACACACTCGGCACTTGTCGGGCTTCTCGGATGGCTTTTGCAATGGCGGTAGCTAGGTCGAATTTCCTAGAGCCACCACCTTCATTAAAAAAGTTACCGCATGTTTCCTCGATTATTTCTAAACTCATCTGCTCAGGACTCTTTTTGTGTGTCATTTGGAATCCTCGATAGGAGAGCCATCGAATTTAAACCGCCTATGGTCACTCGTTTTTGGAAAACGCTCTTGGAACTCTTTCCACAGCTTATCTCTTGATTTCACTTCACCGCCACAACGAACGTAGAGGCTATCAATACAGGCTTTCACGTCAATTTCTAGCTCTTTTAAACAGTAGTATTTTCCCTCATCCCAATAATGCTGATAATCACATCCGTATTTAAACATCTTGAAAGGAAAGTCTTTTTTTATGATCTCTTCAGCAAAAGTTAAACCGCAATGCCATTCAAGAGAATTTACCCAGCTTTCATACGGCAAAGATTCAATCCTAGATCCGTAAGTTAAAAATGTAATCTCTGTTTGCATTGCGTCTCTGATTGATTCTGGAAATTGTTCAGGCGACAAATGGAGATAAAAAGTCCATCTGTCTGTTTTGTCTTCTTCTGAAAATTTAAATCTGTTTATTTCAAAGGCAATCTCTCGATGTGTACCATGCCACACGTCTTTATGTCTCATTCACTCACCCCTCTGCTTTTTGTGTGTCATTTGGGTTCTCCTACGAGTTCCATATA